TGTATTAGCTCAGACCTGATCTGACAGTTACCGATTATTTATACAGGTGCCTGTCAGATTACATCTGGCTTAAATTTTTCTCAGCCCAGATGCGCTTTCCATCAAGTAATGTTTCCATTGGCGTCCGGCCACAGCACATTTTCCCCTGATGAGTTCGCAGCAGAGCAACACGCCGGTAATCGACAGCACATTGAAGTTTAGCCAACTTGCTACCGAATTTAAGCAGAAGCTGAAACTTTGGCGCGGTTATGCTCGCATCCAGCCTATTACCTGCACCATCCGGCGGTTTGACTCCATCAACCCTATTACGGCTATAGCTTCATGGTCACTCTACGTCAGCGACTGCAGCATGGATGGCACTGATGTGAGCATCAGCCTTTCCATGACCAACCCACTCAACCGAAACATTGGGCGACTTTACGACCCTGCCGACTGGCCTGGATTAATCAACGGGTAAACCACATGCAAAAAACTGAATTTATTCAACGGATGCTAGGCGTTCCGTGGGCTAACCGTGCCTGTTCGTTTGAAGCGGCTGATTGTTGGGGCTTGTGCGTTCTCTACTACCGTCACGTCCTTGGCGTTGAGCTTCATCATTCAGCAGGATATGAGACAGGAAGCGATTTTCTGACCTGTTATCGGAATGAGGTCGTTTTCTGGAAGGTATCGGGTTCGCCGGTAGAGGGAGGGATTTTTGTCGGGTATGTCGGCGACAGGGCTGAGCACGTTGGCGTGATCGTTGAAGGCGCAGCGCTGCATAGTCGCGGAGATGGCGGGGCGGTCAGACATGACCGATTGCGAGTTATTGAACGAATGTTCACACGAATTGAGTATTTAACATATGCCGCTAATCGAAATACAGCATGTGCCGGGTAGTCCTAAAGAGCGCGTAACCGTGGCTGCCGGAGAGAGCTTTTACCGGTGGCTAATGAGTCGTGACTTCTTTAGCGACATTGAGATTGTCGTAAACGGCAAACCGCTTGATGAAAACGAAGAGCTTGATTTTCCACTCACCGAAATGCACAGCATCCAGATTTTTTCACAGCCTAAAGGCGTTATCGGGAAAGTACTAAGCCCTGCCTTTAAACTAGTTCAGAAAGTATTCGGTTTTCTCATGCCGAAGCAGAAGTTTACGGCGGCAGATACTAACGCCAAGGAATCCCCGAACAATAAGCTGACTGGACAAACAAACGTCGCTCGCACGTACCAAGCCAGACCTGATGTTTACGGTCAGGTTCGGTCTTATCCAGACCTTATCCAAGAGTCGATGTTTGAATACACAAATAACCTTAAATACGTAACCGAATGGATGAATTTCGGGATCGGGGTTTATACAGTCGAGAGTGTTAGATATTCAGAATCAAGCCTTGGCTCACTGGCTGGCGCTAGTTACGAGGTATTCCAGCCAGGACAGAACATCCCGATAATTTATGAAGGGTTTTCTTTTGATGATGTTGACGGGCAGGAATTACCTGGCCCAAATGAAAGTGATGAATTACCTGTTGAAACGGCCACTGCAAACACGGTAGTGTCTGGCGAATATGCAGGCGGACAGATTAGCGTGAAAATAGTCAAGCAGTCTGAATTCGACTATTTCCACGGGCTGACAAAGCCACACCCTGTTAGTTTCATTATTAACGTTACTTATGACACTGCAATTGGCCCTGTAACTCGTGATGTAAATATTATTGGTGACTTGTTTCACGCTGAAATAACTGGGGATGGATCAGTTATTTCTCCGCAGCAATATTACACTTTCTACTTCAATAACCTCTCTGGATCTGATGCATCAAACATTCCTCAGTCGGCAATTTTCAATACCGATAAATTCATTCTTAATGATAATCAGGGTGTGACTATTGGCCCTGTATTTTCACCAATCCCGGGAGAACAATTATGGGTTCATCTTAACGCGCAGCTTGGCGAAGGGAATTGGGCATCAACGAAGATTGACATCTGGAAGATTGATGATGAAAACAATCAAATTCCAGGGACTAGGGAAGAGTTTTCAGCAGAGTTCTCGACAGCAGGCAGAACAGATAACTATTATCTGACAAAAAAAATAACCCCATCTGCTGGCTATGGCAGGTATGCACTTCAGTTCACTAGGCGAGAAAATAGCAACGAACAGAGCGTATTGAAGCTTGAAGCTGTTCACTCTGTCAGAGTTGGAACAAATGAAGTCCATCCGGATGATACCCTTGTTAGAGTCACAGTCAGAGCAACGGAGCAGGCTACGAGCGTTCGTGAGCGCAAATATAATGCGCTTATCACTCGGCATGTCATAAGCTACAACATGGCGACAAGGTCAGTTGATTACACATTGCGTCGATCTCGCTCGTTTGCCGACGCAGTGGCTCACACATGGCTTGTCATGGGCGAACAGCCAGAAAGCTCAATTGACCTTTATGAGTTGTACCGCATCGCTCAGAGCATCACCCCTGCTGAACTAGCATACTTCGACTACACGTTTGACGATGAAGATATATCTCTTGGTTCACGCATAGAGACAATATGCAATGTGGCTCGCGTAAGTGCATATTGGGAAGAGGGGGTTTTAACATTCAGCAGAGATGAAAAGCGCAGTAACCCGGCGACGATATTCAACCGATCAAACATGGTGGCCGAAGAATTCCGACTCACATACGACATGCGGATGCCTGGGCAGTATGACGGCGTTGAAGTTGAGTATGTTAGCCCGATCACGAACAAGAAGTCATACATTCGTTACCGGATTACCGATACAGGAATCGTGGAGCAGGAAGCTCAGACGCCGATGAAGATATCACTCCTCGGTTGTCGTAACGAAGCACAAGCGCGTGATAGAGCAATACTGGAGGCTAGGCGACTGCTTTACTCGCGCATGCGGATGGCTTGCAAAGTACTGGCAGATGGAGAGTATGTATCGCCCGGCGACATGATTCAGGTAGCTGATGCTTACGATGTGAACCAACAAGCTGCGTATATCGTTAAGCGCACAGGAAATGACTTCGATACCAGCGAGCGAATAAACTGGCTTGGTGATATGTGGGTTTCCGTGACTGATTGTATCGGGAACCCAACGGTAAGGGTTAGGGCATATCAGCGCCCAGAGACCGCCTTCGGCTTTACCGCTGCCTTGCCAAATGTGCCACTTAATATCTTCGACGGATATGATGTTCAATCCCCATCACGTTATGTGATCGCAACCCAAGAAGAGCTTAATTCAACGCTCTGGACTATTTCGGAGAAGAAGCCAAACGCAGACGGCACAACATCATTAACCCTCGCTGAATATAGCGATCTTATTTACCCTTAAACTTTTATTTATTACCAACCCTACCCGGACATTGTGCCGGGTTTTTTATTGGAAAAAATATGGCGACTACACCCACTAATAATCCTGTTCCTAGCGAATCACCACGAGATTTAAAGTTCAACGCGGGAAAGGTGGATGAATTTGTTACGTCACGAGAATTTAGCTACATTGATAGACTCGGCGGCAGTCATCACACTATTGATGGAATTAATCATCTAGCAAAAGATGCTATATCAAAATTCGGATATATCACTATTGATTCATTTCAAATCGGCGCGGAAATAACTCTACCTAACCAAGTTCTAAGAGATTCCACTGACGGCGAGTATTACCGGTGGGATGGATTATTACCCAAAGAGGTGCCAGCCGGGTCTACCCCAGACTCCACAGGCGGCATCGGCCTGGGTGCGTGGATTAGCGTTGGTTATGCAGCGCTGAGACAGCAATTAATGAGCATATCAGAAGGGCTTGGAGATGAAATGATTGCTGTAAAACAGCCATTCGCAGGCTCAAACGCAACAACAGTTCATCAAAAGATGATGGAAATTATCTCAATTAATGACGGCTCTTCGTCTGGAGCAGAGCCGAACGGCATTACAGATTGCTATTCTGCACTAATGGGTTTAGTCGCAACTGGAAATCCAGTAATTCGTTTTCCGTCTATACCAGGGACTGCAAACATTTATTATTTTTCAACATTCGATCCTGATACGTTGCAGGGATGCACTATTGATGTTGACTTTGGTGTGAAGCTGTCAGTTCCTAACGACTGGTTGGCCAGTAAACCTTCGGCGTTAAACATCAAATTTTCACGTTCTACACAGTTTATCTTCAGAAGCCTTAAAACGGAATATACCGTTACTTCAGGAAACAAAGAATCTTATTCTGAGAAAAAGACATTTTTAGAATCAGCAGATTTCGATAAGTCAGTCGTATCAAATATTAATGCCCTCACTGATATGACACCTATTAAAATAGCGTGGCCGTCTTCTGACTCATGGTCTACAGAACCTTACAGTGCAAGTGATGTTGACTTTGGGCAGTTTTCTGTAGGTTCTGGAGATGATAATTTCCGCATAAGTGTTATTGATGTACTGCCAACTGATGAAATTAGTACAACGATGTATGCCACAAATAACCCTCAGATTTGCGCAATAGTGCGCCACACAGGTGGATATGCCGGGGTATTTGCAACAACTTCGCAAGCCGGAATGTCAATTCAAGGGTTTGAAAAGAAACAAGGCCAGCCGCCTACGACATTTAACATCACTTACCCAATGCTTAATGAGCATTTATCATATCACCCGGTTAACTGTGAGTGGAAAATACGAATTAATAACTTCACCAGTTTTGATGTGCTGCTTAATGGGTTTGTTGCTGCGTCACTTACTGCATCTGGTTTTATAATTGATGCGGGATTTGGTGGGTTTTTCAATGCTGGAGCAACAAATCCTTCGGTTAGATTTTTAAACCCCGTGAAAATAAAAAATAACGGCTATACGCGCAATTCATTTATGGCCGTCAAGGTTTTCGGCGATTCTATTTCTTCACCAAG